GATAATATCAGTATAATATTTGCCTTCATGCTCACGGTATTCTACTTTACCTTCAATGAATAACATATCGCCCTTTTCAATTGTGATGTTATTCCAATAGCTTATTTGATGCCATTGGGTTTTTTCCTGCCATTCGCCATTTTTGTCTTTGCTACTTTCAGATGTTGCGAAACTAAATTTTGTTAATGTCTTTTCGCCAAATGTTTTTTGCTCAGGTTCTTTTGCTACCCGACCGATTAGTGTTACGCGGTTGACCATCGTATTTTGTTTTAAGTGTTAAAGAATGATTATTAGGTTTTAATTTTCCCTTAGTCCATATTTCATAATCATCAAAAAAAAAGTTTCTAACGCAGCCTAACTTATAGACTTTAGTTTGACGCGTGCAAATAGCTTTGTAATTACCCATAGGCAACTGTTCAACTACATACCATTCATCGCCTTTTATTTTGTCATGGAAAAATCGGGAAATCATAAAGCCAAAGGTCGTATTTTTCTATTATAGAAATTAGTATTTCAGCATATTTTTTTTCAGTTGCATAGCCGCACTTTTTTAAACCGTGTGCCCATGCTTTATAATTTAACCTATTTAGCCGTGTGAGGTGTTTATATCTTTTTGATACCAATAGCTTACTATGCGCACGATATGACCACCACGCCGATTTATAGACTTGAAAACGGTCTTTTGGCGTATCATCTTTGTAAACTGCATATTTGCCCTTGCGATTCCATTTTATACCGAAGTGGTTGTTATGCTTTAGGCTTAGTCCCGAACGCCCTGCATTTGATTCTATAATGCCCTGTGCAAGTGTTATGCTAACAGGTATATTAAATAGCTTTGCTTCATTCTGTGCTGTCTTTAAAAAGCGTTTTATGTAGCTATCTATGTTTTTTGGCGCAGGCTGTTTTTTTAGCGCGGGGAATGTTCCCGAAGTAAATAATATTACTGCTAAGATTAAAAGTGTTGTTTTCATTGTTTAGTAGTTTAGTTTGTAAAAAAATAGTCAGGACAAGGATTCGAACCTGTAAGTTATATATTTCTTCATAATACTAATCGTATTAAGTAATAGCGTCTACCATTCCGCCACCTGACTAAAAATTGCGTTTTTAAATTATCCCCAGAACGCTAACTGTGCCAACATACGATTTGGAATACCTATGTATTATCTTCGTTCCATGCAAGTGCACCTGCAGCGGGCTAATTGTTTTTCTTTTTATCAATTAACAAAATTAAACCGATTCCAAGGCATGTACCGCCAATAAATGCAAATGCTAACATAAGATATAATTTTTCGAGTGTTAAGCCAGCGGTTAAGCCGAATAAAATGCCAATTAAAGCACTAATAATAATTGTTTTCATATTGTAGTTCGTTATATAGTTCGTAATCAGATTCTAACTTATCGGCTATGGCATCCTGTATCATTTCGCTTACATAGTTAAAAGAATAGTTTAATAGCTGTGCAAGTTCGTGTAAAGAATAATTTTTATCGCCAATGTAAATATCCTCAATAATAAAATGCGCGTCAAAATCAGGCTCTAAAGGCACGCCAAAACTGTCACGTTCACCGCGTTCAAAATCTACATATTCGGCTGTAATTTCAATGATATAAGCGTTGTTATCATTATCGTATTCTGTTATTTGTGTTTGTACTTTCATGATTCTTTTTCCAAGTTAAATTTGTCTGCAATAGTATTTTTTAAGGCTTTGAAGTAGTCCGCTTCATCTTCGTGATTATCCAAGTCTGATTCGTTGGTATTGTAACCGCGTTTAATATCGACTTGAAAAAACAAATCTTTGCCCGATTCATTAACTTGATGTATCATTAAAGTACCATCATAAGCTAAATACATTTTTAGTTCCATTGTTAGTTAGTTTTGAAGTTTTAAATATTGCAGTTGGTCGGATACTGCGCCCCGTGGCGGTGGTTATTTAATCCAAGTTAAACCATGATAGTAATGACCATCAAATGGCAATTCTATAAGTATTTCTTCAATAGATGTAAAAGAAGGTCTCCAACCGTATATGCATTTATAATCTTTACGTGTAGCACCAGCATATTGGCATTTAAGCGTTACATCAAAAGTCTTAACAGTATAACCCTTTTTTTCAAGTGTACTAAGTTTTTTTGAACAACCGATAAAAATGCCATCAGATGTAACCCAAGATTCTCCAAATTTTGTATTTACAATTTTGGCATCAATTCTATTTCCGTTCAAGTCAAATAATCGAGTTTGAACAAAGTCATATTTTACACAACCTTCAGTTATCTGCTGCTCCATAAGGCTATAAAATTCGCGTATAGAATTTATTTTTTCTTGAGTAGCATTCCAAGATGAACCGCCAAAAATAGTATCATCTTGACAATCATAATATCTTTGCATTCTGTCATCCTGAAGTTCATTAAATGGCTTCATTTTTTCTTCTTTCCATGCTTTTAGTTCTTGTAAAGTTGTCATAATTTGAAGTTTTTTGTTGTGTTATAAATCAATTGTGATACAAAATTACAACTCTTTTTTATAAATGCAAGCTTTTTTATAAAAACTTTTATAAATTTTTTAAATTTATTGAAACGCAGCGCCCCGACATACCAGCTGCAAAACGCGTGTTACTTCGCCTTGATGCGCCTTTCAGCCTTAAAAGAATAGTATTCCATGATATTTGCCAAGGCGTATTATTTAAAACTTTTTTTACAAAAACCGATGTATTTAGTATTAAAAGGTCGTCACCAATGACGCGAATACCTAATCGCATTAAACGTTCGTTTGCCTCCGCTTGCGATGGTCTAACACTTGGCTGATAATTATGCGCGCATTCTACAAGTTCGCCAACGGTTTTAGTACCTACGTAGTTTTCCGCTTCGATGCGTATTTCCTGACTTAGTATTTGCTGCAAACATCTTTGTTCATCTGTTAGGTCTTCTTTGTCTTCTTCATAATTGCGCATATCTAAAATAGTAGCCGCTTCTTCTAATGCTATTTCGGGCGTAACAGGGTCATCGTGCAGCGTATGCCACCAACCGCCCATAAGCGCACCGAACTGGTCACCTACTGCCCTATCTTCAGTTATAAGGGATACGGCGTGTGTAAATAGCTTAATGCTTTTTTGTATGTTATCTGCTAAGTTTAGCATTCGCGCTTGAAAACGTGGTCCAAAGTCTTCAAAGATTATTTTATTCTTTAGCTTTTCAACTTCATTAAATTGCTTCGGGTCGGCTAATTTCTTTAGTTCCAAAACACAAAAACGGCGCTTATCAGAATCATTGACTAACTGCGGATTTATAGATACGAATAAAAAACAGCTTCGCACAAAATAATCAATAGCTTTTCCATCTTTGCCGCCTTTAGCAATTGCGGGCGATTTTTCAGAACTTGCCGCCCGTGCTAAACCTATAATTTCCTGCATACGTTGTGCCGCGCGTTCATCATTGCCCTCACCTTCATCAATTGTAACAGGTAGCGCATCTGAATTTAATTTTTGCCTTACAGCGGGTTCTGTTGCCGCCGTGCCCTGTACACTAACTGCAATGTTACCTATAATTTCATTTACAATATTTTCCAATACCCATGATTTACCATTGCCGCGCGGTCCTGTTATCCAAATGTGAGGACGCCATTTTAATATGCCGCTAATCGGTGCCAATGCTAACCAACCTGACAAAAATATTGCATCCGCTTTAGTTTGCCAATTTAGCTTGTTTAGAATCTTTGGCAGCATTCCCGCCTCAGTAGCTATTAAAGGCGCTTCAATAGGCATATCAATAGCCTTGTTATAAACATAGCTATATTTAGTATCTAAGCCGCCAAGATTGTAGCGCTTTTTATCCTGGATAAGCTGTTGACCTGCATGAAATACAACGCCGTTTTTTTCCTGCCATGCACCGCGCCCGCGTATGTTTTCAGTATTGTAGAATCCTACATGATTGCAGAAATTTATAAGATAATCAGCCGCCGTAGTTACATCGTAATTACTATTATCGCGGTTCGGAAATGATAGCAGCCAAAATTCTAAAGGCGCTATGCTCAATAAATTAGCCTTGTTTATTGCAGCAGCTTTATACTTTACTATTGACATAGTTGAACGTATGTAAAAATAATAAAGCATTTGCCCATCCTCAATACCCCAACCTAATGGCCGAAAATAGCCACCTATAAAGCCTTTTTTGTCTGTTTCAGGTGCTACGGCTGTTGCGCGTTCTGCTTTAGGTTTTTTTGTGTTCTGTTTAGGTTTTTGTTCCCAGTCAATTGGTTTGTCTTTCATTGTTCGATATGTTGTATAGCTTGAAATATTTTATGTACTACTTGCGGAACTACGGCGTTTCCGTATCCTTTGATGGATTCGTTTCGCCATTTAGAAAAGGTAATTCCGTCCAATTTATCGGAAAACCCATCATTTCCGCTACAAATTGGGGATTTAGTTGGGAAGTTTTGCCAGTTTGACCGTGGTAAAAGTGCATTGAATGTTGAAGCATTGAATGTTGAAATTTTTCGTTTTCCTCTGTTCTGTCGCACCCGCCTTTCCAATCCGATGCAGTAGGGGTAGGTAGTAGTCCATAATAATTTTCCGTATTGCTTAAACCCTGTTGTTTGCTGTTTGGACCCCTTCGTTTGAAATCCTGCGCTGTCACAGTTGGCAATAATCCAAACCCTATCCCTTCTGTGCGGCGCACCAACGGCACAAGCTGGAATAATAAATGCTTGGACTTCGTACCCTTCATTTTCCAAGTCAGTACACACTTCTCTGAAGACCAATCCGTCATTCCAAGTAAGAAACCCGGCAACGTTTTCGCCAACAATCCATCTCGGTTTAATTTCTTGAATTGCTCTAAGCATTTGGGGCCAGAGGTGGCGGCTGTCTTCTTTCCCAAGTCGCTTTCCTGCTGCGCTATATGGTTGGCATGGAAATCCCCCTGTAAGTATGTCAATTGTTCCTCGGTAAATAGTGAAGTCTGTTTTTGTGATGTCTTCATGTGTTTTTGCATTTGGGAAATAATAATTTAATACTTTGCGTGGAAATTCTGCTATTTCACAATGAAAAACATTTTCCCATCCCATCCATTCAGATGCAAGGTCAAAACCGCCTATGCCCGAAAATAAACTACCATGTTTCATTGTCTTATGATTTGCTTACCTACATTAAATTTTTTAATATTCTGCATCAGTTCCCGCACCGTTTCAAAAACATCGTCAGTATCAGCGATAATCGTATTTATCATATTTATGCCTACTTTTATTAGTTCGCGCTGCACATGCTTTTGGATTAGTATTCGGGCATGGTATTCTAAATTTGCAGCACTTGCGACACGATTAGTCAGTTCAGCTAAATAAGCAGGACCGCCGCAACGATATTTTAGTTTTTCAGCTACCGTAATTATATCAACTACTTCAACCGATTGGCAAAGTTCAAAAATAAGTTTGTGATTATCAAAATAAAAATGTTCAGGGCTTAAAAAATTTACTTTGTCGCGTGCGTTGTTATCTACTAAGATAGCACCTAAAATAACCTGTTCTAAGTCTTTTGAATGTGGGAATCTTATTTGCTTTTCAAAAAAACTTTGTTCCTTTTCTTCTAACGTTACTATAATATTTTGCAGCGTTAAAAGTTGCCGTTCTTTCAATTGCCTGTAATTTTGCCGCTTAGCATCATCCTTAATATAAGCATCCATTTTCAATGCTTCATCTTTTAGTTCTGATAGTAGGCTTTCTGCTTCGTTGGTCATATTTCATCCGCTTTAAAGTCTTCATCAATCCAGCGCAAAATATCACCGATGCCGCCCGATTTTCTGACTTGTTTAATAAAATTGATTTGTTCTTTTGTTGCTTTTCCGCTTAGGTTTTTCACTTCGAGGGCTGTAAATATAGCAATTTTTTGACCTATCATATCTTTAGTAATGATTTTTTCAGTCCATCCTATTAAATCAGAACTACCAACGCATAAGCCAAATGTTATTTGTCGCGGTTCGATTATTATAGGGCGGCTGTTAATAACCGCCCGTTTGCCCTGAAATGCTGTGCCTGTATTATTCCTAAATAAAACGCCAAACTTGCTATGCCGCGCTTGCAATTCTTTGTATAAGTGTTGTTCTTTCATGATGGTGTAAGTGATGCTGTAAAAAACTCATAGCTTTTTTAATTCGGATTCTAAGCGTTCTAAAAATGATTCTTGACCATCATCGCCTGCTAATAGATAATCGACACGTTGCGCATAAACATAAGCCATTTTAAGGCATTTTATAGCATCTTCTAAACACTTTAATACTTCGGGTTCATATGTCTCATAAGTGCCGCCATAATCGCTTTTAGTTCCTTGTTTGCTTATATAGCTTTCAATAGTTTCATGTATCTGAACTATTCTAAACTGGTCGTAATCAAATGTACCTCCGCTCATGATTTTGCTTTTGTTTTAGGTGAACAACCAAGCCAAAAACTAAACTGGAATGCTTTAGCTCTGTGCCCTTTAATTTTATACTTTGCTATTGCTTCATCTAAAATAGCCTGCATTACATCATGCTCGCATTCGTATTCTAAAAACTTTATAACCTTTTCTCCGCGCTCGTTTAGTTCGGCATTTGCTACAAGTTCATCAAAATCGGCAGGCGGTTCTGATACTGCATAAACCTTTCGGTAAATTTCCAAAAGTATTTCGTAATCTGTTTTTCGTTTCATTGTTGTTTAAATTTATGTAAGTAATTTAATGTCGCATTCTTTTTATAGCCTTCAGGACCACCGCACCACATCCGCGCTAACTGTTCATAGCTTGGATAGTGCCCATGCTTTTGTGCGTAGGTATGGCAAAATATGCCCATAGTAGCCCAAAATACATGCTTTGACTTTTCCGCGTTAAACATGTCATTGTGCGAATAACCTAATAGGTCTGTAAGTCCTGAACCCTTGACGCAAATGTTATAAATTTGATACCGACCGTTACCGTGCTGCGATTTAGCGTTATCTGTGTTACCTGATTCTAATTGCCCTATTTTGCGTATAAATTCGCTATCGCATGTGTCAACGTAAACCGTATCGGTTAAATAGATAATAATAGGTTCTATCTGTTTTAAAGGCTGTTGTTTGCAGCTGAATAATACGGCTACTAAGATAATAAATGATATTAGTTGTTTCATGATTCAGTAAATAGGTTTATAATGTTTTTATCTAATTCAGTTTTACTATAACCGTGTTTTTGAATATCAATTTTTCTTTGTCTTACGGTTTCAATCCAATTATTAGCACTTTTGTAAAAATCTTTTTTTATTTCAAAGCCGTATGCTTTACGGTTTAATTCCAAAGCTGCAACAACAGACGAACCACTACCAGCGCAAGGGTCAATTACTACATCGCCTTCATCTGTAAAAATGTTTATTAACTTTTTTAGTAATTTAACAGGCTTTTGAGTAGGATGCAATTTAGGTATATTTACATCGTCACGTTCCCAATCAATACAATTAAAAATCATTTTACCATTGTTTCTAAATTTCGGTAATTTTTCACGGTAAAAAACTAAACCATATTCGCAATTACCTACTATTTTCATATTAGCTTTTAAGACCTGAGCCGAAAAGTTTTTTCTAAAAACAAGGTTTATATAATTATTTAAACCGTATCGCCTTGCTAATTCAATTAAATACATTTGTTGGTCAAAAGCGCAAAAAACAATCATGCAAGGTGCAGCGTTTTTTTCCTTTGGTTCATTTTTAAGTAACTGACTGCAAAAGTGCATAAATTCAGCGGGTTTAAAATTTTCATCAGTATCAAAAAATGATTTGCCAGCTAATTCAGATTCGCCATTTTTATTATCGCCATCTTGATACCATGCAGGATTTGAAGCATAGGCATTATTGCCTAAATTGTAAGGTATATCGGCAATAATCAATTGTGCCTTAGTAGAAATATACCTTTTAAAGTTTTGAAAATGGTCATTGAAAATCATAATTTTAATTTTATGTTAGTTAATAATAGTTTTAAATATCCCTGCGGCATCGGATTGAACGACACTTAAGAACTGAACTTTTAATAAAGCCTTGTTTTTCGCCACATAAACTACGCAAGGTGTGAGGTTAATACTTTTTACTTCTTAAAAAATTATTCCATGCTCGTTTAGCCGCCTGTTTTAAATCATTCTGATTCGCAGCATCTAAACCGTACTTTTTATTTATCCAGTCAATACTGCCGTTTTCTTTTAAGATACGCGATTCAAAAATATAAAACGCCCAATTGTCTTTGTGCCCGCGCTTGTTTTTTAGTTCCCATAAATCCGCTAATGTTTTACTTTTGCCCTGTTCGCTTTTCTTAGCCTTTAGAAGTTCATCCAAGGTTGTATTATCTTTGACCGCAACGCCCGCAACTTCTTCAATCTGTTGTATTTTTATTTCTGGTTTAGCACCACAATAAGGACATTTAGGTTCGGTCTTAATGTAAGTTCTTAAACATTCAATACAATCGGTATACTCAGCATCTAAAGTTTCGGTATCGCGTTTTTTCTTTTGCACGCCTTCCAATGTCCATTCGCGCGTTTGTAGTGGGTGTCCGTGCATTTTCTGATTGCCTACGTGGTCCAAAATTAAACAGCGGCTTTTGCCTGCCATCGGTCTTAAGCCCCTGCCAACTATCTGTAAGTATAAACTAAGCGACATAGTACGTCTAAGCATGCCTACAACGCTAACCGCTGGTATATCTGTGCCCTCGCTTATGAGGTCACAAAATGTTACCACATGTAGTGCGCCATTCGCTAAACCTTCAAACGCGTTTTTTATTTCAGTATCTTCTAAGTTTCCATGTACCGCAACCGCTTTAAATCCTGCAGCATTAAACGCCGCCGCTACATTTTCGGAATGCTTAATATTTACGCATGAATAAATAGCAGGTTCACCAGGCGCTAAACGTTTGTATTCATCTACTGCATTGCCTGTTATCGCGGGTTTATCCATTTCCTTAAATAAATCATCCGCTTTATATTCGCCGTTCCTATCTTTTTTAATCTTAGTAAAATCTGCCAACGGCTTAAAGTTATAATACTCAGGCATAACTAAATTACCCATTTGCACTAATTCAGCTGGTAACGGTCCTAAAACTAAATCAGAAAACACATCGCCTAAGCCTTGCCCATCGCCGCGCCAAGGTGTTGCAGTTACGCCCAAAACATAAACCTTATCGCCGTAAAAATCTAAAATATCTTTCCATGTTCCCGCATTGGCGTGGTGCGCTTCATCAATAATCAGTAGGTCGGGAGTTGGTACTTCGTTCAGCCTATTTTTAAGGCTTTGAACGCTGCAAACCTGCGCAGGTAAATAATACTGCTTTGGTCTATTGCCTGCTATAAAACCATGTTTTAAACCGTATCTTCTGCAACGTTCTGAAATCTGATTCACTAAGTTTTTTTTATGTACTAAGAAATAAACGCGCTTACCTTTACTAATTGATTCTAAAGCCATATAAATAAACGTTTCGGTTTTACCACCGCCCGTTGGCAATACAAACAATACTTTTTTATTGCCGCTTTTATAGCTCTCTCTTATGTCGCTTACGCTTTTCGATTGATATTGCCTTAGCTGTATTGTGTTCATTTTCCAAGTCGTTTAAAACATTCATAAGTTTAAAATAAATAACCAATGTTTGCGGTTCTACGGTTTTCCAATGTTCTAAGGTTTGCCGCCCAACATCGGCACGCCTGCATAATTCCGAAATACTGATGCCTAATATGTCGCATCTAATTGATAAATTTTCAAATGTTTTCATATTTTTTTGTTTAAATGTGTTGCAAAGTTAAAAACCTTTTTTAAATTTGTGCTATTATTTAATAAAATATTTTAAAAATTTATGACAAACCAAGAGTATCACAGAAAAACTGAGTACATCAGTAAATCACTTTTAGACTTAGTACATAAGTCACCTGCGCACTATAAAGCCTATATAGAGGGTGAAAAACAAGCGCCAACTTCAGCCATGAATTTAGGTAGTTTAGTTCATAGCGTTGTATTCGACCAAAACAATTACGCCGTTATGCCTGAATGCGACCGCCGTACTAAAGAAGGTAAATTGATTTATGATTCTTTCATAAGTCAAAATGAAGACAAAGAAATATTTGTAACTGCTAAAGATTATGAATTAGCGCTAAATATTCGAAACGCTGTATTAGCACATCCAAAGGCGGCACTATTATTAGAACAGGGTCAAGCGGAACTACCTATATTTGGTAAAATAGCAGAACTTGACGCTAAGTGCAAAGTCGATTTTCTAAACACAAAATATAACGTTTGCATCGACCTTAAAACAACGGCTAATTCAGCACCACACGAATTTGCCAAAAGCATCTACAATTACCGTTATCATGTCCAAGCGGCATTCTATATGGACTTAACCAAGGCTGAACGTTTTATATTTATAGCTGTAGAAAAAGAAGCGCCGTTCAATGTTGAATTATATGAGTTAGATAATGATGCTATCGAACGCGGAAGACAGGAATATTTAGAAGATATTGAAACGCTGAAAAAATGCAAAGAAACTAATAATTTTCACGGCTATACAACTGACAACAAAATACATATTATTTCATTGCCTACGTGGGCTAAATAACTTCAAACCATGCAACAATTAACAAAACTGCCAACACTTCAAGAACTATTAGTAGAAAATGAAGACAGCCTAAAGCAAAACGCGCTAACTGTATTATTGAATCAAGACCCGCCCGCTAAGTGGTTAGTTCAGCATCCAATGATTCGCGATTATAGATATATCCCTATTGAAAAAATCGAATACTTACTAACGCGTATCTTCGGCAATTGGAACGTAGAAATACGCGGCACTCAGATAGTAGCTAATTCTGTAGTTGTAACGGTGCGTTTACATGTAAATAACCCTATAAGCGGCGAACCAATGTGGCAGGATGGCATAGGCGCTGCACCGATACAAACCGATAAGGGCGCTGGTGCTACCGATTGGAATGCCGTTAAAACCGATGGTGTGCAAAAAGCTGCACCCGCTGCCGAAACATACGCCGTTAAAGATGCTGCCGAAAAGTTTGGTAAAATATTTGGTCGCGATGTTAGCCGAAAAGGTTCAATGAATTATACTGATTTATTGAAAAAATCGGCATTTAATGATGAATTAGAAAAATAAAATACTTATATTTGTGAACGTTCTGCAACCACAGAAAGAACTAAAAGATATTTAAAGCCCTGAATGATATAGGTCGTGGTTGCCCTATTGATTTCGGGGCTTAGTTTTTTAAAAAAATATGTTATGGAACTTAAAATTAAAGAAGAATTTAAAAAGCTGATACCACCGTTAACGGCTGAAGAATTTAAACAGCTTGAAACGAACTGCATTGATGAAGGTATTAGAGATGCTATTGTAACCTGGCAAGGTTTTATTATTGATGGGCACAATCGTTATAAGATAGCTACCGATTGGCAACTAAGTTTTAAAACAATTGAAAAGGCTTTTGAAAGTGATGTAGATGTTAGAATTTGGATGCGTAATAATCAAAAAGGTAGAAGAAATTTAACTAAAGCATGGATTATTGAATTAGAACTTGACAATAAAGAGGATTTAGCACTAAAGGGTAAAGAAATTTATATTGAAACTGTTGGTAGACCAAAAAAAGAATTGTTGTCATTAAATGACAATGATTTAATAGAATTAAATATATCAAAAAATGAAAAAATTGAAATACCTAAACATGATACGAGAAAAGAAATAGCTAAAGCCGCTGGCGTATCAACAGGCATGATTGCCATGAGTGAAATTGTAAAAGAAAAAAAACCTGAATTATGGCAAAAAGCAAAAGATGGCGAAATAACTGTAACTAATGCTTATAAGGAATTTAAAAAGGAAGAAAAGAAAGTTGAAATTATACAAAAAAAGCAAGAGCAAGAAAGGTTAATAAATGAAATTGAAAACCACCCTTTAAAAGATATAGAAACAAAATTAGAAAAAGGATGGTATAAAGTAGGAAAGCAATTTTTATATTTTGGTAGCAATACAGATTCAGAGTTTAAAGAATTTTTACCTAAAGCTAAATTTGCATTTGCTGACCCACCTTATAATGCAGGAGTTGACGATTGGGATTTTAACTATAAATGGGAACTTGATTATTTAGAAGATTTAGCCGATATAGTAGCAGTTACGCCAGGCGGTTGGAATGCTTTTAATTTCTACAAAGAAACAAATATGAATTATATTTGGGAGATGTTTTGTTGGATTTCTAACGGCATGACACACGGTAAATGCGGTTATGCTAATGTTATTAAAACTTCTATATTCGGAAATACTAAAGCTAAATTTTCACAAGATTTTTGGAAAATAAATATCAAAGTTAACGAAACAGAAGACACTAAGCATAAAGGTAGAAAGCCTTATGAGTTTATGTCACACTTATTAGAAATATTCAGTAATGAAAATGATACTATAATTGACGCATTTGCTGGCTCAGGAACAACAATGGTATTATGTGAAAAAATGAATAGAGTAAGTTATAATGCTGAATTAAATAAACAATATTGTATAGACATTATTAAAAGAATAGGAACTTATGAACGCGTTTGAAATTAGAAAAAATAAATCAGATGAATTAACAGATTACTTCAATAAATTTTTATCTGATAACAAAATATCATTTTTTGAAAGTGGTTATGAATTTTACAAATCACTTGAAAATGCTAATGATAAAATAAAGAAGTTAAATGATAATACAAGTAAATTTGTTAGATACTATCCTGATTTCACTTATATAGGCAAAGATAGAACTATATTGATTGAAGTTAAAAATAGTTCAGGCATAGAAAAAGAATGTTTTGAAAATTACAAAATGCTTGAATACTTATTTCAACTTAACATACTTTTACTTTTAAAGAATAAAAAACTTTGTAAAATAAAAGATATAGTTTTTAGTAAGGCAAAATCTTACGATGTAATAGCTGAAATGAATGTACCTGTAACTGATGAAATCTGGAAAGAACCGCGTTTGCTTGAAAAGAATGAATATTATAAGTATTTGCAAAATTATAAAAATAAGAAAAAATACACAAGCGGTTGCAGCTTTGCATTCATTGATTTTAATAAAACTAAATTCTTTGAATTAGAAATTTTGTTAAAATATAGTTGAATCCTTTGCTTTTACAAATATTACCTTTACTTTTGCCATTACTGCAGCCTGCTGCTAAAAACGTTCTTACTACTTGTTAACACCATGTTACACCAATTGTAACGCTTAAAACGCTGATAATCATAGCTTGTTACGCTGTTACACTTGTTACACCACTTCAACACGTATATGCGTGTATTTTTTATGTTCTTTCTCACATATATGTAGAATATAGTGTAACATACGTAACAGTGTAACATGTACTATATATCAATTAGTTATGTGTTACACTTAATGTAACAACTGTTAACAATAATAATAAATAATAATAATAATATAAATAATAATACTAATAATAATATAGATATAGTCTTAAAACGTATTTAAACGGCATTTTAAGGCATTTTTATATTAAAGTGGTGTGTATGTATCAAAAGTTATTAAAAGTTTCTTAAAACGAAAATATGAAAGATTTAGGCGGTCGCCCAATGAAGTTTCAAAGTCCTGAAGAATTGCAAAGTAAAATAGATTCATATTTTGATTATTGTGAATCACGTACTAAAAAAGAAGTTGTAAAAACACGTGACTATTATGAAGTAATAGATTTGCCCGACCCAATACCTTATACCGTTTACGGTCTTGCTGATTTCTTAGATTGCGATGCAGACACGCTTTTGAACTATCAAACGCGCGATGCTTTTTCGGTTTTAATCGCACGTGCAAAGTCTAAAATACTAACAAACAAGGTAGAACGCGGCTTAGATGGTAAG